GCGGGTCAAGCTCCACGAGGCGCACGAACATCTGGCCTGCGAGGTCGCTCTTGACGCTGGCCTCGTAAATCAGCCGCTCAAGCTCAGGCTCGCCCTTGAACGCGGCGACGGCGTCCGCGACAGCGTCCGCGCCACCAAGCGCTGCCGCCGCGATGGCCTCGCGTACCGGCGTGAACGCGACGACGCCCTCTAGGGTCGTCTCCGCGGCGACGACGTAGGGTCGCCCGATTACTGCGCGTACGCGCGCCTGATCGGCCTCGTCGCTGAGAGCGAGGACGTCTGCGAAGTCACCGACCTCGTCGACAGCGCTGGCATCCCATGCGCCGAGCCCGCTGATGTCTGGAAAGGGGAGGCCGTGGACGCACCTCCGAGCGTTTCAGCGGGCGTCACGGCCTCAACCGATGGCGAGCCCGTCTCGACTGGCGGCGCGGCCTCAAAGGGCAGCGGAGAGCCCGGAGGCGCAGGCGGCAGCTGGACGCGCGCGATGTTCTCGCCGCCGTCCTCGACGCTCCACGCTGGCAGGCCCAGCGAGGCGCGAATCTCATTGACGCGCACGCTGCCGGTGTCGATGGCGTCGCGCGTGATCGGCAGCGAATCGTCGAAGAGCGTCTCGATGACCGGCAGCGGGATATCGGCGCGGCGAAGGTTGTAATAGGCCAGCCACCTGACCACGTCGCGCGTGATCGAGCCCCACATCAGCGTCGAGTCGAGCTTGCTATTCTCAAGCCGCACGCCGTCGCGCGTCTCCGTGCTCGAGCGCGAGCCATTCGCGCCGCTGAGGTAGAGGTCTGGCGACACGCCGAGCGAGAGGAAAAGCTCCTCGTTCAGCGACGCGCGAAGCTCTTTCCAGACGCCCGTCGAGCCTGCGCCTGCAGGGTCGATGATCTTGATATCCGACGTGCCGCTCGTGACACCGACGCTGTCGGCCGTGAGCTGCTGGAGGTCGTCGAGGATGCGCTGCCGCTGCGCGCTATCCGACGACGCGGCCATCTGCGCAAGGACCAAGGGATTCCCGAATCTCTCCGCGCCAATCAACCAGAATGTCCAAACATTCCTTTTGAAAAGCCAGTAAAAGACCGCCGCGAGGAAATCCCCCTGATCCATCGGCCGGCCGGGGTCCGTCCACGGAACGTGCGTGAGAAACTTCGCGGGATAGTTGACCGTCGAATACCACTGATAGTCGAAGTCTCTAACCTCGAGTGACCAGTCCTGCGCATATCGCAAGTTGCGCGTCTGCACTGGCACCGGCTGCGGCATCCACGCGCCGCCGCGACGCGACCAGACAAGCTCGTGACACGAGATGCCCATGCCGATGGCGTCGAGCACCCTCATCAAGAACGTCTCGCGCGCCTCGATGCTAGTCAGCCATTCCTTGGTCAGCTGCACCAGCTCTTCGGCAGCGCCGCGCATTTCGGGCGCGACGTCGTCGGCCATGCGCACGGCGAAGCCGCGCCCAGCCACCGACGAGCGGCGCGTCGAGTACGCGCGACGCACGACGGGGTCACGGCGCATCTGCGTCGCCATGTCGGCCCAGTACTCGTAGTTGCCGAAATCAAGCTCGCGCAGCGCCGTCGAGATGCGCCCCGGCGACACCGGCTGTAGCGCGCGTCCGCTGATCGCGGAGAGCGACTGAGGCCGGATGACGCGGCCCATCTCGGGGATGCGCGTGACCGTGCCCATCGGCTCGACGGGCGCAGCTGCGGCGACGGTGGCCGCGGGCTGCGTGCGTGGCTTGCGAGACGTCATCGGCTAACCCCAGTAGTTCTTGCGCCCTGTGCGCGGCGCGTAATCCGTGGTCAGGTCAGCCGAGACGCGGCGACCTGTGCTCGCGATACCGCTGCCGACGTGCATTTCCGCGAGCAAGTCGAAGGCCGCAGCCATCGCGTCAATCTGGTCGTCGTGCGCGTCGCCCTGCCCGGTAAATCTGGCGACCTCGTCGCAGAGGTCAGGCAGCCACGCAGCGCCCTCACGAACGAGCACGCGGCCCGCGTTCCACGCTGCGGCAAGCGGAGTCGCGCGCGAGTACTTGTCGCCCACCGCGGTCTTGACCTCGACTTGTAGCCCGACTCCTCGAGGTGGCGGCAGCGCGAGAAAGTCGAGCGCGCCACGGTCAGCGCCACCTGCGTAGATGCGCGACGCGGTGTGAGGCCATCGCATCCTCAGCGCCGCGAGCTGCTGCGCGAAATCGCTCGCACGCATCTGCGCGCGGAGCACGTCGAGGACGTAGTACTTCGCGTCCGCGCCGCTGCCTGCTTTGCCCATCACGACAGCCACCGACCAGTCTGCGCTCGTCTTTGCTGAGTATGCGAGGTCGAGCCCGATGCCGCGCGTAAGCTCGGTGGGCGCAGTCGCGTACGTCGTCGGCGTCGCGCTGAACACCGCGCCTCCGCGCGCGCGTGGCTGGCCCATGTACAGCGCCGCCCACTCGTACGGCCCGACCTCGCGCTCGCGCTGGCGAAGGAACTCACGCGGCCTCTGCGACGGCCACAGCGACTCGTCGTCGGCGGTGATGGCAGGCAGGTTGACGACCTCCCAGCCGTCAGCTTCGAGCCTGCCGATCAGGTCGTCCGGGTGCCAGCGTGTGTGGACTACGATGCACGAACCCGTGGGCGCGATGCGCGTGAGCGCCGTCGAGCGCAGCCAGTCGGAAATCTTCTCGCGCTCGCGCCGACTCTCGGCCTCCTCGCGATTCTTGTGCGGGTCATCGACGACGACGATCTGCGCCGCGTAGCCGGTGAGCGGCCCGCCGATGCCCGTCGCGAGCAGCCCACCGCCCTCGACAAGTCGCCAGCGTCCTGCCGCGCTCGTGTCGTCGCGCAGACTCAGCCCAGCCTCGCGTGCGAGGTCGCGAATCTCTTTGCTGCGGTCGTGCGCAAAGTCGGCCGAATAGGACGCGTACACGATCGGCCACGTCGGATGACGCGACAGCATTTGAACGATTCCATGCTGGATCAGCGTCGTCTTCCCGAACTGCGCCGGGACGCTGACGCACGCACGCACCGTCTCGCCACGCATCGCGCGCTCGAAGAGAGCAGCCACCGGCGCGAGGTGACGCGGCGGCTCCCATCGCGGAGACAGCGCGGCGACGTAATCCACGAGGCTCAGCTTACGCCGCGGGTCTTCACGCGACGGCGACTTCTCCGCGCGCAGCCGCTCAAGCTCCTGCGCCGCTGCCGCTCGCAGCCGCGTCGACACCTGCTGCTGCCGCCGACCGCGGATGATCTCGCGCACCGACATCAGTGCGCCTCGACGTCGGCCTCGTCGTCGTCGGCCTTGTGATCGCCAGCAAGCCGCGCGAGTAGCACCGCGTACCACTCAGACGGCAGGCACTCACGCGCCGCCGTCAGCACGTCGTTCGCCGCGGCCTCCTGCGCGCGGATGACCAGCTGCTGCGAGGGTGCGTACGTCTCAGGCATCGTGCGCTCGAGCAACCATGCGCGAGCTTTCCAGTCGCTTTCCTCGCCAGCCTGCGTGGGCTTGGCCTGCAAGCGAATCTGGTCGAGCATCTGCTGCTCAAACACCGAGCGTGCGCGTGCGACGGCCTGCATGAAACCGCAGTATGGCTCGCGCCCCTGCTCGGCCCACGATTGCCAGTTTGCCAGCGTGCGAGGCGAGATGCCCTCCGCAGCCGCTGCCGACGAAAGACGTAGCCCGCCCTCGACGCGCACGCATATCCGCTGCGTGAACTCAGTCGTGAGCAGCGTCGGTCGCCCCAGCGTGCGCGTTGCCTTTTCAGGCTCCTCGCCCTTCCGCTGCCGCTTGCTCATGCCGTCACCATCGCAGGAATCCCGCGCATCGTAAGCGACGCACGCGCTAGCAGGCCCGCGCAAGCCTCACGAGCGGTCACGACTGGCCAAGTCTGGCCACGCGTCATCGGCCCCTCGCTGGGCGCATTTGCTCGCGGAGCCACGATTGCAGCTCGGTCTTCACGGCGACGACGCCCGAGAATGTCTTGTAGGTCGGCATCGGTGCTGCTGGACGTTCTGCGAGTCGACGCGCTGTTCGCTCGCTGCACCCGCACGTCGTCGCAATCTCTTTCCAGCCTTGCAGATCCCACGGTGTTGCCCTGCTCGCAGCCATAGCCGTCAACCTCCTGTCGAGCGGCACCAGTCCGCGCGACGACATCGCCCGATATAGCTCTAGCAGCCCCTCGCGTCGCATCGTGATCACGTGCCCCACTGGTACCTCGACGCCGAACGCCTGCGACGCGTACGCCGCGATGTCGCTCGCGAGCGGCTCCGTGTACGGGTCGACGTCCTCGTCGCCCTTACGCGGCCTGCCACGCACGGCGATGCGCGCCTTCGGTTTCTGCTGCCGCACGCCCTCGCCGTGACGCGGCTGCGGATGCTGCATCGGTAGTCGGCTGCCCATCACGCCGAGCACCGACCACACGACGACCGCGCGCGCCTGCTCAGCCGATAGCCGCACCTCCACGGGGTACGTCGTCAGCGTCCAGCCGCCCGCGAGGCACAGCGCCCACAGCCGCGCGACCGGCGCGATGCGCTCGACGGCCCGCTGCGCTGCGTCTCCTTGCGATGCCCCGCTGCCGCCCCAGGATTGCGCCTCAAACCGCGCAGGGTCGCTGGTCGATCGTAAGGGCGCACCGTCGATGCGCGCGGCGTCTAGCGCCCGCAGAGCGGCGAGCACGCCACCAAACGGCGGGCGGCTGCTTTCGCCGCGGTTCTCGCGCGCGATGATGGCGAGCGCGACCTTGGTGGCCTCGTGCTGCCGCTTGGCCCGCTCGCGCATGACAGCGCCGGTCACAACCTCGAGCGGCTCAGCGTCGCGGTACGGCTGCGCGTCGAGCACGTCCACGAGCGTCACCTCGGCGACGTGGTCCTCGAGCAGCTGGCGCACGTCGACGCTGAGAGCGCTGCGCTTCACGACGCCTCGCCGGTAGCTGCGGACTTTTGCGCGCGAGGTCTGGACGTTACGCGCGCAGCTCTGGACCTTTGCGGCTTCGCGACGATGACGCGCTCGAGCTCCACGACGCGCACCTCCACACGGGGCCGCTCGCGGTCGACGTGCGTCGCGACGAGCAGCGTCGTGATCTGCGAGTCGTCCAAGTACAGCACCCCGTTGAGCGCGTCGAGGATGGTCTTCGCGATGTTGTCCAAATCGCGCCGCCTCTCGTCTGGCAGATACGCTTCGACGTCGACACGGTAGCGCGCGTGCTTGCTTGGCAGCCACGGTCCACGCGGTCGAGCGGCGAGCGCGTGATATCGCACCGTCGCTTGATACGCGCGCTGCTTCGCTGGCGTGAAGCGCCTCGCGCCCACCGACGCTGCGCGCTGCCACGGCACGACCGGGCCCGGCACAACGAAGCGCACGTCCATCATCGGCTGCGCCCTCTCAGCTCGCGCTCAGCGTCCTGCGCCTCGTAGTCGGCCCGACGCTGCGCTGCTGCGCGCTCGTACTCCGCGCGCGACTCCGCAGCCTCTTCGCTCGTGCGCCCCCAGTGCGCGCGCTGCCGCGGCGTCCACGTGCGCTCCGAGGTAGCAAGCGATGGATTGCGCTCTATCTGGCAGCGGCCGCACGCGCCTGCGACGAATCCGGGGTGCCGCTTGCACTGCGGCGGCAATTGGCCGGGCATCAGTTGCTCGTCCTGTCAGGCCGGATGCTCAGCTCGACGGTGATGCGCTCGAGCCGCATCGGGCACCAGCGCGGCGGCACGCTCGGCGGCTCCGTCGCAAGGTCTGGCGACGCGACGACGATGCGGTCGTCGCTGACCGTGCAGGCGTGCTCGATGGTCATCGAGTCGACGCCTCGGATATCGGTGCCGAGAAATGGACACGTAGAGCACCCGTCAAAGATGATCAGTTGCATCGCTCTGCCTCCACGCGCACCGGTGCCCGACGTCGCTTGTCGTATTCGCGCTGCTGCACGAGCCGCGCTTGATGCGCGCAATCCTGACCGCAGTATGCCAGTCGGCGCAACGACTTTGCGTACCGAAAGCGCTTGTGGCAGTGCTTGCAGACCATCGGCGCGGGCCCGCTGCCGCGCTCGTAGCGCCGCTGCGATGCCGCGATGGACGCACGCCGCGCGCGGTAGGAGCACGCAGGCCCGCAGTAATCGCAGCGGCGCATCGACACGGGCCGCGTGAACTCGACGCCGCAGCCGACGCACAGTCGCGGCAGCTCGTCGCGATACGGGCCCGGCCACGCCGTCAACGTGGATGGCGGCGCAGCCGTTGGCGCGAGTTTACGCGCGCGCTCCTTGCGCTTGATTGCGCCGCGGTCGTGATCGGGACACGGCTGCGTCGCCGCGGGCCAGTGGCGCATGACGCCGCAATACGCGCAGCGCTCGAGCTCGACGCCCATCGCGTCGCGCCCTGCCGCCTGCCAGTCGTGCAGCTGCGCCGTCATCGCGCACGCCTCTCGCGCGACGCCGCAGCACGCCTCTCGCGCTGCTTCGCCCAGCGTTCCACCTGCGACGTACGCGCCGCCTCCCACGCGCACAGCGGCCCGCAGAACTCGCAGCGCGTCATCGCGACAGGGCGACGAAAAGAGCGCGCGCATCGACGGCAGTCGCGCCATGCCTCGCCATCGCGGTACGGGCCCGGCCACACCGCCGACGTCGTCGGCTGCGCGCGCTTGCGCCCGTATAGCGCGCGCTTGCTGCTGCGCTGGACGGCCGCGCGTCGCGCCGACGTGCACGCATCCTCCGCGAGCGGCCAGTGCGCCATGACGCCGCAATACCGGCAGCGAGAGCGCGGCTCACCGAGGTCGCTGCGGCCCTCGTCGTGCCAGTCATGCGCGCTCACGACCGCTGCCTCCTGCGCGCCAGCCGATTCGACGTTCGCTTCAAGTCGGCCGCGCACAGCGGCGAACACGTCCTGCACTTGTTCCAGCGCTTAGGCCGACGAAACGGCCTCGAGCACGTCGCGCACGTCCGCGGCAACTCGACGGCGTACGGCCCCTCGTGCTGCCCAGCGTGCAGCGGCTCTGTCTCGCCCAGCGCGGGCGTATCCATCTGCACCTTGACGCACGTCATGTCAGCTGCGGGCCAGTGCTTGAGCACGGCGCAGCGCACGCAGCGCACGCGTGGCTTGCCGTCAGGCAGCGTGCCCTCAGGCCACCAGTGATGCGCGATGACGTATCCGGACAGCGCGTCGTCGTCGTCGTCGTCAAGCATTGATCGCCTCGTGATTGGCGATGCGCTGGCCGATCCACCGCATGACGTTGCAGGCCATGCTGTTCCCCAGCGCCTTGTAGCGCGGCCCGTCGCTCGCGGGCTTGCCGCGGTAAGTGATCGCCGTCCACTCGTCGGGGAAGCCTTGCAGCCGCTCGCACTCGCGCGGCGTCAGGCGACGCACCGCCATCGTCGGCGCAGCGAAAGCAATAGTCGGCGCGCTGCCAAAACGTGTGAGCGGATGGCTGGGATCACCATGCTGCGGGTTGCTTCGGTTTGCGACGCTCGTCACCTGGTTCGTGTCAAACGGCAAAGGCTCCACGATGTACGCGCCGTTATTGTCGAGATCCGTCGTGCGGAAGCCTCCGGTCTGTGCAGCACCGCCGAGCGGTCCCGCGATTGCCGGCGTCCATGACGTCGCCACAAGATCCGTTGCCGACTTGTAATCTTGCGCGGC